GGCGGCTGTTGACTATTATCGGACGGCAAAGTTCAAAGAAATTCGCATTGTAGCCACAGACGATATGGAGAGGGCTGTCCAGACAGTTGATGCCATGAAGAATTGCCTTGATGCTTATGGCGTCAACGATTGGGTAGTGAACGTCGTAAATGAAAGGAGGCGAGCGCAATGAAGGTACGAACAGCGGGCGTGTTTGCACGAATCGTTGGGTATTACAGCAAAGTATCCAACTGGAATCAGGGCAAAAAGTCTGAATGGAAAGACAGAACTATTCCGACCCTGAAGGATAAGACAGCCAAGGCGGCGTAGGAAATAGGGCGCGGCAGTTTCGTGGACTGTTCGCAAACAGGATAAAACGGGTGCCGCGCCCTATTATATTCGGAAAGGTGTTTTGCTCTATTGCCAAGTTGGTATTGATTACTACACCAAAAGGGCGACCTGATGAAAACAACATACGTTCTTGACACCAATGTTCTCCTGTTCGATCCACGATCCTTATTCGCGTTTGATGAGCATGATGTGGTTCTTCCAATTACAGTCTTGGAAGAACTTGATAAATTCAAGTCTGAGCCATCGGAAATCGGGGCTAATGCCAGAGAGTGTTCTCGACTGATTGAGGCGCTCAGAACGAATGGTAGGTTGTCAGAAGGGGTATCGTTGGGCGAGGAGATGGGTGTGTTGCGGGTGTTTGCCGAAAACGTAGAATTTTCCTTTGTTGGATTGAAGAATGGCAACGACAATCTGATTGTTGGAGTGGCCCACCGGCTACAGGAAACTGGTACCCCTGTAATTCTGGTTACAAAAGACACGAATCTACGCCTCAAGGCCGACGTATTCGGAGTGGTGGCGCAGGACTATAAGGGCAAAGGCGAAGTAGATACCGAAGTCGGCAAGGTGCAAGAAGTAGAAGTTTCAGCAACAGACATTGATGCCTTGTATGATGTACATTTGGTGGACGCGCCCCATATGATTGTCGATGGAACGTGCGCTGTGCTGAGGGGTCCGACCGGACAGGGGGCCTTGGTGCGCCGCAAAGGACAACACATCCATTTGGTCAATGATAAGGTGCGTCCCGGCGGGGTGAAGCCCCGTAACTCAGAACAGCGCCTATTTGTTGATGCTCTGCTGGATTTGTCCGTTGACATGGTGATTTGTGCCGGAGTGGCTGGATGTGGGAAAACGCTTCTTTCGATGGCGTGCGGCGTGCATCTGATTGATGCGGGCAAATACGACAAGATTCTGATTACTAAGGCCATCCAGCCGGTCGGCTCTGACATCGGATATGTCAAAGGGACCAAGGCCGAAAAGATGGCCGAATGGGTTAAGCCGTTCTTTGATAACTTGGATTTCATCGTCAAAGCAAAGGGGAGCCGAAGAGCGCCAGACGACGAAATCCAAGACTGGACTGAGGGGGTTCTGGAGGTGGAGGCCATTACCTACATACGGGGCCGTTCACTTATGAATAAATTTATTATTGTTGATGAAGTGCAGAACCTCTCCCCGAAGATTGTCAAAACATTGGTGAGTAGAGTGGCCGATTCCAGTAAGTTGGTCTTGTTGGGGGATTTGGGTCAGATTGACAGCCCCTATCTTGGCCGCAGAAGCAACGGGTTGGCCTACGCCATGAATCACTTGGGCAATTTGAGCAACGTAGCAATCCTCAATATGGTTAAATCCGAGCGCGGACGGTTGGCAACTTTGGCTGTCAATAAATTATAGGGGGGGACTGATGGACATTGCAATTATAGGAAGTCAATGCGCGGGTAAAACCACAGTGGCCAACGCCATTGCGAAGCGAGTTGGAGCGCGCTCAGTGGTGGTGAAATTTGCCGACCCACATTATGCCATCCTTGACATTTTGGGCCAGAAGAAGAATCGACTGTTTATGCAAGAGGTCAGCGATGTCTGCAAAAAGCATTTTGGGGATGATATTTTCGTCAAACTCTTTGAGAAGGCATACGATCCGCTCTGGGCGCACTTCCAAATCGTGTTCTGTGACGATGTTCGGTATCAAAAGGAATTGGACATGGTGAAGAAACTGGGGTTCAAGACGATATTCGTCAATTGCTCAAGCGGACAGCGCATGGCGCGGGCTTTGGCAAACAATCTGGCTTTCAACGAAAGCCACAATTCCGAGACAGAAGTGGAATCATTGAGGCCACAATGCGACTTCATAATTGAAAACGACCTCGGAGACGACATTGACGCACAAATCGCCACAATTTTCGCTCCAATGTAAATTATCTCTTCCAAAATTAGTCAGCACTGAGTATAATCTTACTGGGTCTGGTAGGGATACTCTTTCTTTTAGTTAAGGTTAAATCAAGGTTAAATCCGCAAATTGGAGGGATTGATGAATACGAAAATGGTCAAAGTGGGAGACTTGAAACCGGCGGCTTATAATCCCCGAATCATCTCTGACGACACGTTGACCAAGTTGGAAAAGGGAATTGCGGAATTTGGCATGGTCGAGCCATTGGTCGTCAATGAAGACATGACTGTGGTGGGAGGGCACCAGAGGCTCAAGGCCGCCATCAATCTCGGAATTGCAGAAGTGCCGTGCGTATTTGTCAAACTGGACAAAACGAAGGAAAAAGCCCTGAATCTGGCGCTCAATCGCTTGCACGGAGAATGGGACCATGGCCAGTTGGCTGTTATGCTCAAGGAGTTGGAAGCGGATACATCTCTTGATATCGAATTGACGGGATTCGACAACGTGGAGTTGGCGGGGTTGGTGGACTTCAGCAGTTTTGACGTTGACAAGATGCTCTCTGGGACTGAGATGGGGGCTGAAGCGGGCCATGCGCCTCCATCGCCGGTTATCAGTTATACGATTATCTTCAGCGACGAAGCGGAGTTGGCCGCTTTCGGGGCTTGGATTCGAGGGTTGAAGAACAAGTACCCGCATATTGACACAATCGGCGGGCGCATCATTGAGGAAATCGGGGGCTGAAATGCCAATTGCGCCATCGGAAATTGACATGGGCGAGCAAGAAGAAATAATTGGCGTACAGAATAGGAAGAAGGGCGTCCGGTATATCAATATCGACGTATTAACGGAGTCCAAGAACCGCATCCGGCATATCATTGACAAGTTCGACCACCTATTTGTCTGCTTCTCCGGGGGCAAGGATAGTCTGGTAGTGTTGAATTTGGTGCGCGAGGTCTACGACGAACTGGGAATGGAAGACAAGAAGGTTGACGTCATTTTCAGGGACGAGGAACTCATCCCAGATGATGTCATCAATTTTGTCAATGAATACCGATTGAACCCCCGTTTCGACCTGCGCTGGTTCGCAGTTCAAATTGAAGCGGAAAAGTTCATTTTGGGGAAAACGCTCAAGTTCATCCAATGGGACAGCACGCGCAAGTGGATTCGTCCGAAGCCTGAGTGGGCCATTACTGACCCGTTGGATAGGAAATATACCCAGTACACGATGGATGAATTGATGAGCCGGGGCTACAAGGGCAAGATTGCTTTTGTCAACGGTATACGGGCCGACGAGTCTTTGGTGCGCTTCAAGTCCTGCACGAACAAAGTGGTGGAGAACTACATCTGCGGGACGGAGGCCCGGAACGTGTCAATGGTCAAGCCAATCTACGATTGGTCACAGAACGACGTTTTTAGATACTTCTATGACCGGAAGATTAAATACTGCCCCATTTACGACCTGCAAACATGGAATAGTCAAAACCTGCGGGTGTCTACGCCGCTTCATGCTGAGTCATCCAAACGATTTGGTAAGTTGCGAACCTTGTATCCCATATTTTATGAGCAATTGATTGAAATGTTCCCTGAAATGACCATGCAGGAGCGGTACTGGGACTCTTATGACCGTTATTCCATTATCTACAAGTACCCGAAATCGTGGAACGGAATCTTGCAATACATACGCGAAACGATCCCCGACGTACAGTTGAGGGGCAAGGCGATTCATCGTGTGTTGGACGCCAAGCAGAGCCGCGAAAATGCTATTGCTAAGGGTGATCCGCGAGGCAATTGGGGTGGCTATCCGTTATTGTATGTATTCAAAGTGATTATGGCAGGGCAGTTCAAACGCCCCATCATGCCGAAAAAGACGCCCGATAAAGAGGATTTGGAGTACGAATCTCTAATCGCCGCATGACGTTGGTATAATCAGATGTATGCAGTTAAATATCATGTTGGAGGTAGGAATGTCCTTCAGTGACCCCGCCTATGTCCAAGCCTATGTTGCGATGCGAGAATTCCCGAAGATTCATGCCCCGGTGGCAGAGGCTATCACGCTTTTCGCATCGGAAGCGCGTGGAGCGATTGATTTTGGCTCCTGTACGGGGCTGTTGTCGGCGCAAGCCGTGGCCCTTGGACGGAGTTTCTGCCTTGGCATCGAAGGGAATAGGTCGGTCATAGAGAGGGCGGTGGCCCATCCAAGGGTCCGGTACTTCAATTTTTATATCGCCACGGACACCCTATCCCGGCTCGACACGATCCTGACGGAGTTCAAGCCGACCCTGTTGATCGCCAGACGGGTGTTCCCAGAGATCGACCTGTATGACGGGGAAACCTTCAATGCGCTCCCCGAACTACTCCATAGGTGCGGGATCAAGAAGATTATATTGCAGGGGCGCAACCCTGTGGCCAATCCAAGAACCCGTCTGTATAGCGCCGAGAAAGAGGCTGAGGCGCTAAGTTCATGCTACGAGCGTCGGTACAGTAAGAGGAGTGTTATTTTCATGGTGTCCAAATGAATCCCTATACGAACATTTACGGGCAGTTCTTCACGGGGGCGCAACGGACGAAATCCATCCCGATTCAAAATCAGGCCATTAAGGATGGCATTTTGCCACCCTTAAAGGATCAGCCGTGTCGATTTTGCGGGCAGATGCATGGCCTGAAGGCGTGGCATTGCGAGGATTACGACAAGCCTGTGGAGAGTGCCGTATGCCTCTGTTGGCGATGCCACATGATGTTTCATTCACGGTTCCGAAGGCCAGAAGACGTATTCCGATACCTATACGAAGTCGTGGTTCTTGGCGTAAAGTACCCACCCGTCCCAAGACACGACTTCAAGTTGCTTGACCAGCATTTCAAGGGGGGCCGATAAATGCTTCTCAGCGAGCATCCGATTATGAACGTCCAGTGGGTGGACGCCGATCTTCTTCATGCGAATGCCTACAATCCGAACATCTGTTATAACCAAGAATTGCGTCTCTTGGAACACTCGATTGCCACGACGGGATGGCTTCAGCCAATACTTGTAACCCAAGATTACGAAATCATTGACGGCTTCCATCGCTGGAATCTGGCGAAGGCTTCCAAGAAACTGCGGGCGCTGACCGAGGGCAAAGTCCCGGTGTGCATGATGAACCTCACGGAAGCGGAGCGGATGCTCCTGACCGTCAGAATCAACCGAGCCAAAGGGAGCCATATTGCCGTAAAGATGCACGAATTGGTCCGTTCGCTGGTAGAGGAACACGGCGTCAGCCGGGAGGAAGTGGCGCGTGGAATCGGTGCGAACTTGGACGAAGTGGATTTGCTTCTCATGGATGGCGTGTTCAAAAAGTTGAACATTGCAGAGCATAAATACTCCAAAGCGTGGTACCCCGTATAACCTTCCAACGCACGGCCACATGGGGCTGGCGCACGAAGGCACGGCCAGCAAGGGCTGGAAGGCGATCTCGGCAAACCCTTACTGGCATGGGGCTGGCGCACGGAAAATTATTTTTATCAAACGCAAAAAAAAACTTGACAAACAATAAGTAATTGCTTACTATGTAACTATGATGCTGAGGGAAAACAAAACGAAAGAGGTGGAGCGATGAAACTTTATACGGTTAAATTAGAAGACATACTTTACATTTACGATGAGGGGTCGAAAGAAGAGGCTGAAAAGCAGATTGACGCCCATATGAAAAGAACTGGCGCATCCCGCACGAACCCAGACGGTTCAATAACTTGGTATTCTGACGAGATGAATGTTGACACCACAAAGAGTGGTTCGGCGGCATTTACATGGCGCGGCGACAAGGTGCTTTATACCCGATTCCTAATGACTGTAAAAAACGGCGTGTTGGCGAAAAAGCAGGTAAAGCGACTCTACAAGAATTTTGATTAAGGAGGAACGAATGGCTGACATGGTGAAGATGGTCCAGAATGGTTCTTGCCGCCCCGGCGGCGTGCATTGCCCTTGTTGTGCCCCGCGTCCGAACGACCGGAAGGCGTTTGACCGCAGGGTGCGGAAAATTGTGAAGCGCCTTATGGATAAGATTGACCGTTTGGCGTGGGGCGAGTAATGCCAGCGCGTCAAGCGCGGGAGAATATTTGCTTTGACAGGGTGAACCAATTGGTATCGGAAGGGTCCGATTCCTATGACGCGATGGTGCAGGGCTACAGAGAGATAATCAATGGGCTCCATGACGAGGCGATAGCCAAGGAAACTGAGCGACTAACGAAGTTACGGGCCGCATGGAATGAGCGGGAGGGGGGCGAATGAAGCGAAATCTGATTGATGCCAAGATGCTGGCCAGCGTACACCACAGGGGGCAAGTGGACAAATCCGGCGTGGACTACATCAAACATCCACTGGCAGTCATGGAGATGCTTCCCTATGAACCCCCCGAATTGCGCATCGTTGCAGTTCTTCATGACATCGTGGAAGATACGGATATGACGCTTGCGGGCCTGCGGGAGCGCGGGTATTCTGATGTGGTGGTGGACGCCGTTGACGCCATTTCCCGACGCGAAAGCGAGCCGTACAGCGGCTACATCGACCGGCTGGAGAAAAATCCATTGGCTGTCCAAGTGAAGATTGCCGACTTGAAGCACAATCTATCCCCGGCCCGATCCAAAACAGTAGACGAGAGTCTATTACGGCGGTATATGTACGCTTTGGGGAGATTGACGGAATAATTATAGGGGGCGGCATGGCCAAGGTCATTAGAGTCGATGGCATCATTTACGATCTTCACAGTCCTACCTTGGAAGACTTGCAGAGGGCCGTTGGGGGCTACATTGAGATTCTGAGCCTTGGCGATAAGATGTATCTGGTAGTCAATGAGGAAGGGAAGTTGCAGAATTTACACACAAACGAAGCCGCCACGATGATTTATGGGCACGACATCATAGTTGGCCCTGCCGTTCTTTGCACTTTCAAGGAGTTGAATCAGTAATGTTTTATGGCGGGTATTAATTATCTCTTCCAAAATCAGTCAGTGCTGAGTATAATCTATACATGAGTATAGATTACACCTAATCAGGATTCAGCACCCAACACGGGCTTGGCCCACAGCGCCCCCTTTGATGGTGAGCGTGTGAGAGGAACCGTGTGGCTTTCAGGGAATAAACCGAGGCGGCATAAGGCCAAGATAGAAGCCCCGCCCGAGTCCCTGTCTCTATGGCAAATCTCACTGAAATTCAATTGAGGTTGCCTCATGAAGCGTTAGTTGCCTCAGTAGTAACACACGTTTGGATGTAATTCTAATCAACACTCGCCCATTTTAATCAACACTTTGAGGCCGATTAGTAACCGGCCCGGATTCTTCAATCCAATCGGGGTGTTGCAAATCATCATAAATCAACAGGGGCAAAGTCAATCAACAAGAAGGGAAGGCGCTCTTTGATAGAGTGTCAAATTCAATGGAAAAACCAGAAAAGGCCCCGGTGGCCAAGAGGAAGATTGAGCGTAGGGGCAGAGGCCGCCACGCCAGACTGACTTACGATCAAATGTTGAAGATACGCGCCCATTACGAACATGGGACTAAATCCCAAAGGGAACTGGCAAGGGACAATGGCATTGACGCCGCTATGATTGGACGTTACGCAAAGAAAGAAGGCTGGGCGGCGTGGGGAAGCAAGAGGGCTGAGGCGATGGAGAAGGCCGCAGAGAAGATAGCGGCGGCTACTGTCAAATCCTACGCAGAGGTTATTGAAGAAGTCAATACACGTCATTTGAATTCATACCATGCGGCGGCCAATATCGTTGATGGGCTACTGGGAGACATGATTAAGCGTATCAAGTGGATTCAGGCGGCCAACAGGGCGGCTGATGAGGCCGCCATCAATCATTTAGACGAGAAGGGCAATCCGGCCCCGCTTCCCCCGCCACAACATATATCTACAGCGAGGGAAATTATCAATATAGAGCGCCTATCCAGTGCAATGCGGGCCACGATTATTGAGGGCGAGCGCGTCCTGTTGAATATGAAGGATGGCGCAATGTCAAGGGACGATTCCAGCAACGGGGCAAACGAGATAGTTCGGGTTTTGGAAAACGCAAGGAAAGAATACGCGACAACACTTGAAACAGTTTCATCAATGACTCCCAATTTAAGGGAATAGAAAGGGGCACAACATGATTAGGGCTTTCTTTGACAAGCATCCAGAGGGAATTGTGTGTTTTGTGCTTGGTGTGATTTTTGGGGCAACCTTTTTTGGCTTGTTCCGGTAATTCAGGCTTCACATCCATTTATATAGGGGGCGTTGGTGCCTAACGGCTTAATAGGCGATGCCCTGCCAGCCCCAAACCTTTAATGGGGGGACAATGGAGCCAGTTCAGATCGAAATGGTCGGCTATATGGCACTGCATAGCGCTTCCGAGGATGCTTGGCGTTGTAGTCAATGCCCATCAAATCAATATTATACACACGATGCGCTTAAAACTCACCTTTTGACGCATGGATATGATGCGTCAAAAATGCGGGAAGAGCCGCCCGGAGAGATTTTTCTATATCCATAACGCTCAGGGAGCGGAATATGTCGTTTGAATGGGGGAAATTAGGCGAAGCGTCATATCGCTCCATCGTTGACAGCGATGCCCGCATGAATATCTGGGAGGGGTCGGTTCGTTCCGGAAAGACGATTGCCAGCATTCTCCGATGGATTGAATTTGTGCAGAAGGCCCCAACAGGCGGCGTCCTGATGATGGTCGCCAAGACGAGCAAAACGCTCCACCGAAACATTTTGTCAATCATCATTGACATGGTAGGACCGAAGAACGCACGGTTTAATCGTGGGACTGGTGCCTTTTATCTTTACGGCAAAGAGATTGACACTATCGGCGCGTTGGATGAGCGCTCGCAGGAGAAGATTCGTGGCGCTACCATTGTAGGTTGCTACGGCGATGAATTGTCGCTTTGGCCCGAATCGTTCTTCAAGATGATGCTCTCCCGGCTAAGTGTCAAAGGAGCCAAACTGTTCGGAACGACCAACCCAGATTCACCGTACCATTGGCTGAAAGTGGATATTATTGACAGGGCCAGCGAACTGGACTTGAAAGTTTTTCATTTTGTACTCGATGATAATCCGACACTTGATCCTGAATACGTCAAATCGCTCAAGGCAGAATATACGGGCTTATGGCGCAAACGCTTTATTGATGGGCTGTGGGTTCAGGCGAGTGGGGCCATTTGGGATTGCTTCGATGAGGATTTGCACACCAAGGATGTATCTGTCGTATTGGATGGCGGTGGGCGCACGCGCTTCAGAAATTACATCACATCGGCTGACTACGGCACTAATAATCCATTTGCCATTGGCCTGTTTGGTTACGATGGGAAGCCTCCCGTGTACTTGGTAAAAGAGTATTACTTTGATTCGGTTAGGCGCGGCAAGCAGAAAACCGATTCAGAGTATGCCGATGATTATATTAAGTTTATTGGAGATTATCATCCAAGCGTCAATTACATTGACCCGAGTGCGGCGTCATTTATGGCAGAGATGCGCAAGCGTGGAGTCAATACGACCCCGGCCAAGAATGATGTTCTGGACGGCGTTCGATTCGTAAGTCAAATGTTGGAGCAGGGCAAGTTTATTATTGACAAGTCTTGCAAGGAAACAATTTGTGAGGTTACTGGGTATGTGTGGGATGCGAAGGCCCAACAGCGTGGCGAGGATAAGCCGCTAAAGGTTCACGACCACGCCTGCGACATGATCCGCTATGGATTGTTCTCTCACTTCTATCGGGAAAACCATACAATTTTTGGCACCAACTATCGTTAAGAGGCGGCCATGACAATCACAATTGGGGCCTACGCTCTTACTTGGGCTGTGGGGCTTCTATTTTTGCTCAATGTAGGTGGAGTCATCTTTATCTTCCATTTTTGGCGAATGGTTATGCACTTAATAGATGCGCACAATGGCTTGGCCAGCGAATTTAAAGAACACATTGGCGCAAAGGTGCAGGAAGTCAATACGCAGGTAATTGGCTTTAAAGGGGGCGAATAAATGGAGTTTAAAATTACCACGGCACGGCACCCCCGATATTCATTTTGGGAACCGAAATGGACGTTCTTCCTCGGCTCTTATTTGGGTGGCGAGGAATTTGTGTCAGCAAACTTGTTCAAGTATTTCAAAGAGGGCGACGAGGAATATGCGGCCCGACAGAAGCGGGCATATCGGGAAAATCATTCAAAGCGCGTCGTGGATTTGATTAACAGTTATTTATTCAAAGAGCCGCCCACGCGCAAAACGGAAAACGCGAAGATTCAGGAGTTTATTGACAATTTTGATGGCAAAGGGCGGAGCGCGACTCGTTGCATGAAGATCGCCTCTCAATGGGCGAGCGCCGCTGGACGTATTTATTTGGTTGTTGACAAGAAGCCAATCCCAGATGACCAGAAAACTGATACGCAGGCAGACAATCTGAAGGGGACACCCTATGTCTACCCCGTATTCCCACAGGACGTTCTGGACATTGCTTTTACTGAGGAGGGGAATGTCAAGTGGGCCATCATTCGTGAAAAATACCGCGATGATGATGACCCACGAACAGCCGATTCTATCATCAGGGAACGGTACCGTCTTTGGGAAGTGGGCAAGTGGACGCTTTATTCCGATGAAGGGGTTGAAACGCAGACGGGAGAAACTGGGCTTGATTGCGTCCCAATCGTCATTGTGGACAATGAGGAACACGACGTATATGGCGGGCAGAGTTTAATCAGTGATATTGCCTATTTGGATAGGGCCATCTTCAATAACTGGTCGCGGCTGGATACAATTGTCAATGACCAGACATTCAGCCAGTTGATCTTTCCAGTTGAAGGACTGAACGCAGATGTTCTTAGTGACCCGGATTTGCGAGAACAGTTTTTGACGCTGGCCACCAATCGGGTAATTCTCTATTCGGCGGCGGCGCAGGCAACCCCGCAGTTCATCAGTCCTGATGCCAGTCAGGCGCAATTCATACTGTCAATGATTGCCAAGCAGACTGAGCAACTCTACGCTTCATTGGGATTACAGGCCGAAACGGCTACGATAGTTAAAGCGGCGGAGTCCGGCGTCTCCAAGGCGTATGACTTTGACAAATTGAACAAATTACTGGCATCCAAGGCATCGAACTTGGATCAGGCTGAAGAGCAGATTTTTGATATTGCCCGCCAATGGTTTGGCGGGGGCGGCGGGGATGTTGAAATTGAGTACCCGACCGAATTTGATGTCAAAGGGTTGGTGGATGAGATTGACATTGCCGAGCGTATGGCGCTTTTGGACATTTCACGGACGCTTATGGCTGAAATCAACAAGAATATAGCGGCTAAGGCGTTGCCCAAGGCCGATCAAGAAACGATTGATGCCGTCAACGAGGAAATTGAACAAAAGGCAAAAGATGATGCTGAGAGGTCGCAGTTTGCCAATGATAATCTCTTTGATCCGAACAATACAGGGTTGACCCAAACAATACAAAGAGCCCGAATGGGCCCGATGAATCAGGCGAACGCCAACAATCCAATGAATAGGGCAAACTCGTTTGTTGGAAATACGTCCCCAGTATCCAGAAAATCCAAAAAGAAGGGTAAACCTTCATAAACAAAGGAGATTTTAGCAATGGCAATTACGGCCGGCATCACCAATCAGTTCAAAAGCGACATCTTGGCCATGGCGCCGCATACGGCGGCTGACACATACAAGATTGCCCTGTTCCCCAATTCGGCGACCATCGGCCCTACTGATGCCACCTATTCATCCACGGGCGAGTGCGCCAACGG